TAACCACTGCGACGTGTATTGAATAACAATGTACCACGTGCATATAATCTGTAGTCAGGACAATCATCGTCAATATAATCGCTAGATAATAGATCAGCGATATCAACTAAATCATCGACGATTGGATCTGATGTACCATCATTGTCCCAGCGTGCATCAGCAAACACAATACCGTCAACGCTAACTTGGTCTGTATTGTCAATTAATTCCCATGTTGTGCCATCATAACGACGAATTACTGGATAATTTTCTAAATCACCTGTGTCAATCCATATATCACCAGCAGCCAATTGAGCGCCATCACTTTGTTCTAGTGGTTCTGTAGCTGATAATATTGGACCAGCTGGATCAGTAGCTGTTAGATCAAACCCACGTGCATCGTTAGCAACGTTTTGGTAACCTCTCCAACCACTGCCATCATGTACAAGAACATCCACATCTAATGGGTTATTGTAATACCATAATGCTCCATCAGATGGATTGCTGTACGGAGCAGTATCGCTGTATGTATAAGTTAATGCTCTAAATGGACTTAACAAGTAAGTACTGCCTCCACTAATTGTTTGTACATTGTTGTCAGCTATAATACCAGTAAGAGTCAATGGAGTACCTGTTAGGTAAGTAAATTTAATTGTACCGCCTGCTAGATGACTGATACTAATAGCACCACTTGCTTCAATTGCAGCCACAACGTTTGGTATATCTGCAGCTAAAATATCTGCTACTAAATCTGCCGCAGTTGTGCCTGATAATGTAATTGTTGTGATATTTGGTGTCTCTGTACCAGGAATGCTAGATTCCATTCTAAATGTGTTATTAACAGTATAAGTTGCGTTGCCACCAGCTACTGTACCAGTTGCTTTGGTTAGACCACTTACTGCTTTTCTATATAATCTAAATGTACCTGTATCATTGTCTTGTGTATCATATTTTACATAGATCGAACCTGCAGCTAATGAAATGCCACCACCAACAGGATCTAAACCATAAACAGCAGCACTGTCTGTCTGATACAATGGTGCGGCTTGTTTAACCCAAGAGTCTAATACTGCATCATATTCTTTAATACCATAGTTTGCACCGTTGCCAGTTGCTGATGTTTTAAACCATATAGAACCCCATGGGCGAGGAGTAGCATCTGTCACTCTCCAAGCCGGAGCATCTCTATAGCTAGCATAGGTAATAGTTGGTCCAAATAGTGTTTTAGTATTTGCTGTGCCGTCGATTGCAGAATCAAATAAACCCAATTTAACTGCGCAGTCTACGTTACCAATTGTAGTACCTTTGCCAATAGTTAATTTACCGTTGGCCAATGATAAGTTGCCTGAGCTTGCAGCTAATCTGTTAACAAAAATTTCAATTTGACCAGTACCGTTTACGCGAGCACTTACACCTTTACCTGACATAGCTGTGTTAATATCTGATACTGCTGAGCTAATTGTTGTGCTTGTTAGTGTAATGTTTGTACCATTAAGAACTAATTTATCACTGATAGATAAGTTAGCTGGATTAGCAATACTACCTCTGATAGTATAAACAACATCTTCCCAATCTTGGCTACCTACTAATACCCAGGCATTTTCATAACCTTTGTAATAAACTGGATTATTAACGCTGGTTGCTACTACAGCATAGCTGCCAATAGCACCGTATGAACTAATAGGAACACCTGAACTTAGATATGCAGTATTTGTAATAACGTCTGGAGATTGCAGTACTAGGCCGTCTTCACCCCACTCATAAATACCCCAATTGGTACCATCTGTACTGATATCTAACCAATATGTTCCGTCTGTAGCATCACCTGTTGGGCGAATACTTGTGCCTTCGAGTTGAGCTAGGTCTACATTAGCACGTTGAACATACACACGATTAGCTACACCTAATGCACTGTAAGCAGCAAGTAAACCGTATTCGTTACGTTCATCACCGTTAATAGGATTATCGCTGGCATCAACTTGAAATGTTGGTGTACCAAAACGTTGTACTAGTTCTCTTTGACTAGAAATAGCAAACAATTTTTCTACGTTTGCTTGGGTTGTATAAGTTGCTATATCCCCGTTGGGATTAGTTTTATCTTGTGCGGTAGCAAGTAACACATAAGCAATAGTGCCTTGTGCAGTTGGTTGATATTGACTTTCGTCAATTACCGTTACTTGTACTCCAGGTGAAATAAGTGCCATTTTTAGTATTCCTTATATATTAATGCTTTCAATTATTTATCGGTTATGGCGAAATCTTGCTTAGTTAGATGCCCTTTTAAAGGTTCGCTTATAAATACTATATGCTATACCGTCCTTTATGTACAGTTTGTAACAAAAAACCTGTTGCAGTTAACTATAAATTGCATGGTAAAACCTATTATCGTAGTCGTTGCGATAGTTGTTGTAGGAAAAAACGTAAACTACCGTTACAAACACCTAAGTGGATGTTGGAAGGTTACAAAAAGAAACCACACTGTGAAAAGTGTGGCTTTAAGGCTAAACTAAAACAACAATTATTTGTCTATCACGTTGATGGTGATCTAAACAACAATAGTGTTTTGAATCTAAAAACAGTCTGTGCTAACTGTCAATATGAAGTTGCCCAAGAGGGTTTAGGATGGCGTCAAGGCGATCTTGTACCTGACTTTTAGTGATATTCAACTCAATTTGATTGTATAGTTCGTCTAAGGTACCATCATTGTTCAACACTATATCAAACTTCTGTCCAACCCAAGCAGTTTCGCTAGCATGTACTTTAAGTTTTTCTATTTTTTGTTTGCTTAGTGCCCAGTTCATATTACGACTAGGACCTTTGTTCATGCTTACTGCCTCATCAAACCACTTAGGTTCAGCACCACGTTTGATACGTACTACCTTACCGCCTGCGGCACGGATAGCTTTGATCTCATTGGGGAATCGACAGTCTGTAATAACAATATCATCTGTGCTAGAGCGTAGGCGATTTTCTAAACTGGCTACCCACATGTCATCATGGAATCCTTTGCGGACTACTTCTGTTCCCCAATACTGTAGAACATATCTAGGAGTAATGTCTTTCTTTAAGCGGGTTGTCCACCACTCATCACGAGTTTCGCGCCACTCTCTTGATTGTTTAGTACGGCCTTCTAATAGTTCACGATCCCAGCCAAATACAGTTGAAACAGCATCTTTAAGGCTGTTAGCAAAGCTCTCGCGACGGAATCCATGAAAGTTAACTAGATAATCTGCTACGGTGTCTTTACCACTTCCGATAAAGCCCACGATGCCGATGATTTGACTCATTGAAATCCCCTTAATTGATATTACTATTTTACGAGAGTTTAAGCTAGTTGTCTAGTCCTTTTGACTATGAAATTTTTGAAGAATCAACTTCAAATATCTTAATTACAGAATTACATATATCATAATGCGGATATTGTTTAAATTTTTTGATAATGTTTGTTTTGTCCTGAAAACTCAATGATAATATATTGTATTTTATTGGATTGCGTAGTATATTGAATGACACATGATCAAAATCCTGTGTATCAATCCAATTTAACAATTCTGGCAAGTAAAAAACATTTTGCGTATTAATTGTAGGGTATACTTCTGTGATAAATTTTGTCGAACGTTTTGAATTAAATTTTTTAATATTCTCAATGAGTTGAGCCCAACTGGCGCCACATCTTTGTTGTTCAAATCTGTCACCTATATCATCTATACTAAAACTAATTTTAATTTCTTTAAAATGTTGCCAAAGATCAAAAAAATGTTCTGAATATATTGTTCCATTTGAATTATAATCTATCTTGATATTTTTAGCTATGTCTAACTCTATTATTCGTTTAAGAAATTTAAAATGTAATTTTGACATCAATGGCTCACCACCATATAAATCTAAATATTTTATATTTTGTATTGTGTTTTCAATTTGATTCCAAAATTCCTCAGATTCTGCCCATTTTACTGATTGTTTGAGTGTTTGGAATTCTACAGGAGAAATAACACCGTTAGCATAGTCTTGTTCAGCAATAGATGAACTCGAGCTTCTATTACAAATTTTACAGCTTAAATTACAGGCATTACCTAAATTTAAATCAAAAAGTTGTAGATTATCGATGTTTTCTTTTTGATAATCTAATCTATAATATATTTCTTTAAACTTGTGCTTGCCTCTTTGTCGCATGCTGTGTTTACCAACAGATTCTTCTCGCCAGCAAGCTGAACATTCAGTAGGGCGGTCACCTACCAAAAATGCCTGACGTAGATCTTTCATAACGTTGCTACTGTATGCATCTTGTATGGTAGTTTTAGATAAATTAGCTATATTTTTGTTAATCATACAGCAAGGACTAATGTCTCCAACGGTAGATATGCGTAGATTTATCCATGGGTATATACAAAAACTATCACTAAAACTAAAATCAATTCCTGTAGTAACGTCAGTTGTTTCAAAAATAACAAAAAAATTTGAAATATCAATGGCCACTAATAATTCATCAATTAATTTTTTTTGGTTTGCAGAATTGTAGACAATCCTAATACGTTCATCATCAGCAAATATATCTTTTTTCAAAGACAATAATGCCTCATATAAATCTTTTAAGGACTTAAAAGAGGTTACATCTAAGGTCGTTAGGATATTGTGTTTCAAGAGAATTTTAAATTGTTGTTTAAATTTGTTAACCAGTTATCCAAGTCATTGGCATTCCGCCATCAACATAATTTCTGATATCTTCTTCTAGTTTGTCTAATAGTGCTTGGCCTTCAGCTTTGAGTGCTGTACCATTTAAAGTAGTTCCACCTTGTGGGCCATTGATTGTAGCAAATTTTTCACGTGCTTGGCCAATACTCATCATTACTAGTGCATAAGCATAGTCTTGAATCCAAGGAAATGCCTGAGGGTCGTTGAGTAACATCATATTAGGTTTATAGTTGTCAATATGTAACAACACACTTTCACTGATGTTTTGTACAGCGTTTTGTCCCATAAATGGAATTTTGCGTGTTATAATTATTTTTTTAGTCACACGATTCCACGAAAACTGTATGTAGCCACCAAACATTTTCATTGCTTGTTCTTGATAACCAGCAAAAAGTTCGTAATTGGCTAGGCCGCCAACACGACCCGCCACCAGCATGTAGGTATTTAGGTAACCTGATGCAAAAGGCTCAAATTGGCTAGCTGTGGTACCTGTTACACTGCCAATACCACGACGATAAACTCCACGTACATTCATAATTTCTTGTGGGAGTATGTATTCTTGGGTTTCAGGATAGATGTCCAAAAATGCATAACTTTCTTCTACACTATTTGCACTGCGTTGACGATAGCGTAAAAGTGCTTGATCGACACCCATATCAAAATGTTCTTTGTCCGCTTCGATATCGATAATTCCATCGCCTAAACGCAATCTAATATAATCAATTATATTATTTCTTAATGCATTAACTGTTGCAAGTTGATCCTGTAGATTAGAATCAAATGCAATATGCCCGGCACCAGTGCCCGTGTTTGCATTAAATAGAGATTTGGTTGTGAGACTTAAACTTGCTGTTAGGTCTGTGGTTGCTGTTACATTTGCTGGTAATGAAGCCATTTAAATTATCCTGTTATCTTGTATTTATTGCCGACAACAGGATAAGTTTGGCTTTACGCTACCTTGAGGGGATTAGATTACTTTAAGTAGGATAGTATCAGCGTTGATACGTCCATTGAGTTTAATTTCTGTAGTTTTGATGTTGTCTAAAAATTTACGTAGTTCTACTTTATTACTGGCTAGGAATGCTTTAACTTGTTCTTCAGGTTTACGCAGAGTTTTTTGTGTGCTCTTGTTTTCGTTAAAGCCTGTGATAGTTGTACCTTTAACGCCCAATACGCCACCTTGGTCTTCAGCTACATACTTGCCCAACTTGCGATTTTTAACGTTGTAGACCCATAGTTGTTCTGCACCAACGATGTCTACAGGATTGATTGATACTAGTTTCATACCAGAATCTTGTTTGAGATATTTCAAACTACGAACTAGTTTTTCTTTTTGTGGGGGCTTGCGGACTGCGGCTTTTTTAGTAGCTTTCTTAGTCTGATTGTAAGCGGCCAAGTCCTGAAATATCTTGTCATAAAACGCTTCACAGCGTTTAAAGTCTACGGCTTTCATGAAGCTGTAGCCTTCTTTTAACTGTTCATCTTCGCCTTTACGTGCTTCTTTTAATTCATTATAGCGTGGTTCAAATACTGCTTGAATTTTACTGATAATAACCTGCGGCACAGAATTTTTAACTAGGTATTCGTAGGCTTTAGGATCCACTGTTTCGCCAGCAAATAGCATATCTTCAAGAATTTCAAAATAAAGAATATGTTTTTTAGCTACTTCGTTCAAGCGATCTTGAATAGTAGGAATTTTTATGACGGGTTTATCTATTTGTAATTTTTCTTCAACTTCTTCGTCTGCTTTGAGCAATAACACACGCTTTACAGCGTCAAGGATATATTCTACATGACGATCACGTAGTGGCATACCGCGTTCATGTGATTTGATTAGTGCGCAGACTGTGAATGGAGTAAGATGGTCAGCTGAACGGGCATATAGGTCAATAGTGGGTTTATCAAGTTTATGCACTCCTGAATCACCTTCGTGTTGGCGTAACCAAGCTACTACATATTTCTTTAGGTCTTTAGAACTGTAGTAATAATTGTAATATCGAAAACTCTTGCGTAGATGATGATCAAATTCATCATCTGAAAAAATTAAAGCACGATCATAATCCCACGTGGGTTCTGTGCCTGTATATTTTTCATCGCTGAAATTGATATTTTTGACTTTGGTTTTCTTTTTTACGCCATCAAGTTTAATTGCCATGTTTTTCCTCTATAGGATGAATACTAGATTTAAATTCAGTATCAAAATTACTAGTAATAGTATCGTACTTATATTCTGTATTTTGCATAATTTCTTCAAGTGATCTTCGATTTTCAAAAATCTTAGGTGGGCTATTTGATTTTTTGTCTAGTACCAAAACCCATGAAAAAATCGCTATAATTACTGCTGTGTATAAGATAAAAGAAAAAGAATTTATATTTTTAAACATTTTGTTGTTTCATCTCGTGTTTATAAAGAGCTTTCAAATACCATCTATATTTTTTAAAATATATTTCTGGTAATTCATCTGTATTTCTGTGTTCCCATTGAAAAATTTCGTCTTTGTGTTCATACCACTTTAATTGAACCCAGTGTCTAAATGGCATTAATTTATTCATATTTAACATTATACTAAGATTTTGGTAAAAAGTCAACCACTTAATAGCACAC